ACAAGTTCAAACAAACACTTCCGGGTTTGGAATTCAACCCCAAGAAGTTAAGGAAGAACCTATTGGTGTAACAAATGTTGTAAACCAAACATCAGTAACTCAAGCAAAAGCTAATATTCAACCATCTAAAACTGTAGTTAATTCTACACCACAATCAACACAAACAAATGATATTCATAGTGTATTAAATAATTTATTAAAGAAATAATAGATTATGAATAAGGGCAATCTAGTTTTTGGATTAGACCCAAGCTTTAGTAATTCAGGTTTATGTATTATCGACATTGAAGGTAGGGGTATTTATTTTTTCTCTATTAAACCACCAGGAAAAAATGAAGATTATGAAACTTCATTAAAGAGGTCAGAATATATAGTTAAAGAAATAGTAGGGAAATTTTATTTATTAAATATTGAGTTTAATATCTGTACTGATGATTATATAACAGTTTTAATATATGAGGAGCCTTTAATAACATCACAGAAGGCATCAAGATTGGGTTTATTATCAGCAACTATATATAGCTTTTTCGCTTCAACTTTATATAAAGAATTAGAATTTATTGATGAAGCAAAAGACTTCTTTTCTGAGGCATATATAATACCACCAAATTATGTTTCAAATTTATGTAGGCCTATAAGGAAGAAATATAGTTTAAACAAGAAGGCAGCAAGTAGGAAAGTAGCTGAAGATATTTTAGAGTATTTAGTTACTGAAAAGAGTTTTGAAGTTTATATACATAATGATAAATTAAATAAGGATGGGTTGATGAAAAAAAGAAAATTAACACACGATGAGTGTGAAGCATTTCTAATGGCCTTAGGTTATATTAGAGATAGAGTTGATGGGGATTTTATAGATAAAGGATTATTGGATTCTTTAAGTTATAAATTTTTTGATAAAACAAATATAAAGAAAGTATATTAGTAAAGATGAATAAGAAAGAAATATTAGCAAATAGTTTAATACATAAATTGGTAGTAGATACTTTTGATACTGAGGACTATATTGGTTATGAAGTTACAAAAGTAGAGGATGGAAAAGTAGACATTAAAGTTTACATTGATTGTGGTGAGCTTAATGGTTGTAGAGTAGAAACAATAGAAGGAATTTACCCAATAATTGATTTTATTGAATTACAACAAGGAGTAAATCCAATTATGGGTACTGAAGAAAAACGAATTTCATTAAAAGTAAAGGGAGTAAAAACAAAGGGTAGAATATGAATGAAAAAGAAGTATTAGTAGTAGAAGAACATGGGGCAGAAGTTATAGAAGCAAAGTCATTTAGGGAAAGTTTTCAGACATCAGTAAATGAATTATCAGTATTAGTAAATAAAGCTGTAGATGATTATAAGAATACAATTCCAAAATATGATGAACTAGAGGATAAGATATTAGCATTAGTTAATTTACCAAATGGTATTGATACACCCGGATTTTCAGAGATGGGGATCCCAAAAATGTTAACTCGTATGAGTCATGGGGATTTATTAAAATTATTGGGAATGTGCCAAAAAGCAAAGACAGCACCAATAGGAGATTTTACTAAATTGATTCAAAGTTTAACAGTATATTATGAAGATGATAAATTATCTAATCAAATTAAAACTCTTAGTGTTTTAACAGAAGCATTGACATCACCGAGGGGACCCATTGTTGAACCTAAACAAATGACAGTGGAAGACTTTGTTGAAGAAGTAATATTAGAAGACGATAATTAGTTAAAGGGGGTCAAGGGATATATAATGTTATTTAACGTAAGGATAACGAATGAAGATGCAAGAGACCCAGATAACTTATGTAGTTTACTCTATAAATTTCTAGATTTATATATCCCGTTAAGGCTTGTGTATGAGGATAAGGATGAAATAGCAAACTGTAAACAAGATACTATTTTACATTTATTACAGAGGTATAATGAATTAGATGATGATAAGAAGGATACAATAAATTTAGAGAAATTTTTTTATAATCGGTCTCATAGTTTTGTTTCAGCATATATTCGTAAATTAAAAACAAGGCGGAAGTATGAAAGGCAGTTTACTTCCCTTGCACAAGAAAATATATCAGAGCATATAAGAAATTATAGTAATCCTGTATATTTATTTGATATTGATATGGAAATATTATTACCTTTAATAGAGAGGTATAATTTGGATTCAAAAACTAGGAAATTAGTAGAAGAGAGATTTAATGAATTCCTAGAAGATTTTTATAGTAATTTATTATCAAATGATGAGATGTTAATAAAGGAAGTTCCAAAAGAAAATATAACATATTTAGCATTTTCCATATTAGATGATTATATTATAGGGTTGAATAAGAAAGAAAAGAAGAATAAAGATTAAACGATTAAAAAAAGCTTTTAAATTTGGCTTAAGTTGTATTTGAGAACTTTATCTATATATTTATATAGGTATAAAAGATAAAGTTCCTTAAACGTCAATTTTTGAGCTATATAGGAGATGGTAATTGGCAAAGGATATTAGAAATTTAACATATTATTATAATCTTAATCAAGAACAGTATAATTTATTATTAAAGATTTTATCTAATAATAAAGATGATATTTATGCACAACAAATATTATTAGTATTATATTTATTGGAGCATAATTTACCAATGTTGTTATCATTAGTAAAGGTTGGTAATTTAGAAAATAAATATATTTTTGTAAAACCTTTTATAAATAAATTATATTCTTATATAAAAGAAGTAATAATATTAACTAATTATAAACAATATATTAGGGCTGATGGGACAGTTAATGTATCTAAGATGGCAAGAGCTCAATTATTAAAAGATATAAAGGCTGATAGATTTTTAATCGCTCGGATATTAAATAAATATAAGATATAATGAAGAGCTATCATAAAAGATAGCTTTTTTGTTGAAAAGTTGTTATATTTTCATTGAAAATATACAGTTCAAAAGTGTATTATATTATATAAGTGATAAAAGAATACTTAGAACTTATAGAAGGGATTATAAAGGGGGTTAAACAACTTGGCAAGCATACAATTTAATACGTCAGGTGGGGCTTTTGATAACACATTCAATGAACACAATTATAAAAATATTACGGTTGTCCCTTCTTTACCAATCCCCTTAAGAGAAGGTTATATTTTTGAAGGTTGGTATACAGATAAATTAAAACGTAAAAAGTTTGAATTATCTTTTGGAGATTTTTTAGAAGATGATATTTTACTATATGCTAAGTGGAATAAGAAGAAGAGTAATGTAAAAGTTCAACCACAAGTTAATGAAAAATATAATATAACATTACAATTTTTAGAGAGTGCATTTATAAATGGAAACGATGTTATAATAACACAAGTAGATAATTATGAATTGACGGAATTAGCTGGTGAAAAATTTACATATAAAGAACCATTTAATGCATATATAATTTACGATGAAAGACCTAGTGTATATTTATTGAAGAACTTAGGTTGGTATAGGGAAGGAAATGAAAACCCATCAATAGCATATATATCAACACATGTATTAAAAGATAAACGCACTGGTGAAATAATCTGGGGTGAAGTGATTGATGGGCAAGATTATCAATTATTAGTAAAACAAGGTGAAAGTCAAAATTATAAATTAGAGCCTATTAAAATAATCAGGGGAACTTTAATAGATGTATTTTATGATTTTTTACCAGAATCAAGGAATAGATTTTATGTTACGGAAGTTAAGGTAGATACAGTTTCAATTAATTATATAGTAAGTTTAAAACCTTACAAACATATAGTTGGCCCAGAATATGAAGATAAAGAAGCAGTAGAACAGAACCCTTCAAACCATAAATATTTAGATTTTGATAGCGATAAATTTTAATTATTAAGAGTTTAAACAATTAAAGATAGGAAAGGTGAGTAGGTGGCAGAAAAAAAGAAAAACTTATTTCAAAGAATTTTTAGTAGAAATAGAAAAGAACCATTGGAAGAAAGCACAACAATTAGTATGGTTAACCCATCAAAAGAAATGAGTGATAAAATTAGTGAGATGAGGTTATATACAAATACAGCTAGAGTCTTAAAGATAACTGATGTAAATAATGCATCAGAAGAACTTTTAATAGGTACTTATAGGGATATGGACAATGACTCTATTATATCAGGGGCATTAGATTTATATGCAGATAATGCGACACAAGTAAATAGTAAAACAGGCCACGTAGTTTCTATAAGAAGTTCAAATAAATTATTTGAAGAAGCAGTAAATGACTTTCTTTGGAATATAGTAAAAATAGATAACAGAGCATGGCAAATAGTTCGTGATATTGCAAGAGATGGTTATATTTATTTAGATACTAAACCAATCGGGAATACTAATGCATGGGTATTTTTACCAGTTATAAAACCCTATAATATTCAAGCATTAACTCAAAATGGTGAGGATATTGATTATTATTTAGTTACTGAGGACATTAACGATACATTGGATAGTAAGCTTGGGGGATTTTACTCAGGAACTGGTAAATCATCAATCTATAAAACTATTGAACCTAGGGATAGATTTATAAGTGGATTTGCAACTTCCGAAATTGTTGGTGATGCAGAAATAGAAATAAGTTCTCTATTTTCTGATAAGACTGAGGAAACTACAACTCAGAGGTTATGGATAAAATCAGGACGTTCACTATTAGCACCAATAGTAAATACTTGGGAGACTTTAGTGATGTTGGAAAAATCATTATTTATAAACAGGTTATCAAGAAGTAAGCAATTTAATATTGTAGGAATTAACGTAACAGGAACCGATAATAAACAAGCTCAAAATATTATAGATAATATTAAGAAATCCCTAAAATCCTCGGAGACAATAGATGAACAAGCTTCTAATTATCTAAATAGAACATCACCAGTTCAATTGGATGACTTTGTATTTATCCCAAACCGTGATGGTGTTGGTAGTATTACAATTGATAAAATTGTTCCATCTGATATTCAACAAAACTTAGATGATATTAACTACCAAAGAAATAAATTATTTGGGGGACTTGGTATATTAAAAGCATATTTAGGTTTTGAGGAAACAACACCGAGTGGACTTGGTTCTACAACATTAGTTCAATTAGATGAACGTTTTGGTCGTAGAGTAAAAAGACTTCAACAACCATTAAGAGATGTAGTAGGGAAGATGGTTACTTATTACCATTTATATTCATCACCTAATAATACCTTAGATAATTTACCAGATTTTACAGTAGAGCTTGCTGAAGTTTCTGATGCAGCAAGTAGAGCTGCTCAAGAGTTAATAAATCAAGGGTTTGATAGAGCAAATAATTTATTAAGAATTATAAAGGATGATTTATTTATTGATTATGTAGATACAAATAAATTATTTAAATATATATTTGAGGATGTAATTGGGATAGGGACTGTTAATTTTGATAACACAAGACAACCTGATGATGTTAAACTTAAGATTTTAAATTTATCTGAGTCTATAAAAGATATAGATAATAAAAAGAGAACAAATGGTTATTTAAAAAGATTATTAGAAAACGATAAAAATAAAATAAAACCTAATTGGACTTTTAAAGGTAAGCTTCAGGAATTCTTACAAGTAGCATTGAGTGATGATGAGAAGATAAAGGAATTAAGTGAATCAGTATTTACATTAAGAGATAGTGATTATACTAAACTTGAAGAAAGTAAGAAAGATATAGATTACTTAAATAATCAAGTAAAAAAAGTATTAACAGAAGTTCAAAATAATAACCATACAACATTAAGAAACAAGAGTAAGAAAGAAGACCCAGAGAGAATTAAAAAATCCAAGAAAATTCAAGTTGACTATTATGGTATTGTAGATTCTGATACTGTTTTATTTTATGCTTCTGCTGAGGACCCAGAGAAGAATAGAAAAGCTGGAAGACCTACAGAGTATGAAGTAAGAGTAAAATTAAAAGATCTGCTTGAGATGGTAGAAGATAATGTTGAGAATGGTTTTAAGATAACAGACCAAGAGGTAGTAAGGCTTGCAGTATGGGCAGGAGACTTAGAGTTATCTTGCACTTGTCCGGCTGCTAAATATTGGGGAATGCAGTATAGAGGAACATTAGAAGATTACAGTTTAATTAAGAACTGGATAGAACCAACAGTATTAGAGCCAAAACAACCACTATGTAAGCATACAATAGCAGTAATTACTAAAGCGTTGCCTTTCATAGTAAATACTTTAGTAAGAGACTTAAGAAGAGCAGGAACATTACCAGATAGAAAAGAGAAGAGTAGAATTTTAGCTGAGATAGAAAAAACCAAAAGTGGTGGGAAATGATGAATTATAATAGAATAAATGAAGAAGGTTATATTAATGCAGCAAAATATTTTATATTATCTGGTGTTAAAAAACAAGAATTACTAGAATTAGGATTTGAAGAAAATGATACACTTCAAGCATATGATGAATTATTAGAGGAAAAATATTAATTTTAGTATTGGTGATAAAGTAAGAATTAAAGATGAACTAGAAGAAGAATATAAAAAATAAAGGGAGAGTAAAGAATTATGAACGTATTATTATCAATTTGGGAACAACAGTGGTTTGTTAGCATTATTATTGCTATTGTAACAGCACTAGGTGGTTTAATTATAACAGGTATTACATACTTGACACAGTTAATTAAAGACAAAACACCGGAAAGACTACACGCATTATTTGAGGATTTAGGAAATTATGCAGCAATAGCAGTAATGACAGTACAACAAACATATGTTGATGAATTAAAGAACACAGAAGGAGCTTGGAACGAAGAAAGTCAAAAACAAGCATTAGCAATGGCAGTAGATATTACAAAGTCATATATGTCAGACCAAGCAAAGAAGTTAGCAAAGAAACATATTGCAGACTTAACACAATATATTGTTAACTTAATTGAAGGAAGAATTGCAAAGAACAAACTAGAAGGGGGTAAATAGGTATGACATTAATAGAAGGATATGCAGTAATATCTACAAATGAAGAAGGTTTTAAATTTTTCTTAGCATTATTTAATTATGAAGAAGAAGCTAATGAATACATTGCTAAATTCCCAGAAGAAAACTTATCAGTAGTATTTACATCTGCTGAATTTGAAGATGAATTATTTGAGGTATTAGAAGATGTTGATTTTGATATTGAACTTGAGGAATTTCTTGAAGAATATGGATTTGAACTGACTCAAATCGATTTTGGATTTGCACTCTTTGAAAATGTTGATGAAGATTTTGACATTATTGTAAATTTAAAAGATAAAACTTTCGATAGTTCAATTATGCCGGACTATATAAAACAAGGTATAGAAGAATTAGGTTACACTGCCTATAATGATGAGGAACCATTTGGGAAATTGGGGTCAAAGGATGATTAATGAGGGAAGAGCAAATAATTGATTTAAAGAATTTCCTGATATCAGAAGCACAAACATTAAGATTATACGTTTTAGATGATAAAGCATTTGAGGATTATATATGAGTAAAGAAAAAGTTATGATAACAAAGAAAGATTTAGATTTATTACTAAGAGCATTAGATTATATATGCATTAATGAATCTCCTAATAGAAGTGGTATAGTATTCTCTGACGAAGCACAAAACACGCTTTTTCAAGTTCTAACCGAGTATTTAGAGGAAGAAGACTTCTACAAAGAAGATGATGAGTTATTTGATACCATCTCAGTATATATCCAAAATGAAGTTTCAAGAAGTCTTTCAACAGTGAGCTTAAAAGACGCTTATGATTATTTATATGACACTGGAGTTGAGCATTTTGAAGGAGCTGTTAGAGCAGGGTATATTGAAGTAATAGATATTGCAACCTACTACTTGATAGACGAGACTATGTGTTTAGCAGAATTAGTCTTTAATATAGCAAACGAGTTTATAGAAGAATAAAGTTTTGAGATACCGGAAGAGTTTATTTAAGTTTACAGTAAATAGAAGAAAAGGGGAGATGAGAATATGGACACAAGTGGGATTATAGGGTTAGTTTCAGCAGTAGTAAGTGCTGCAGTTACTACTTTAGTTGGTATTATAATTAGTAGAGTAGTAAATAGAAACCTTGATAAAAGATTTAAGAAACAAGATGAGTTGGAGGAGTACCAACGCAATAAACAAAAAGAAGAGCATAAAGCAGATATAAAAGTGATAGTAAGAGAAGAGCTGATTCCAGTAAGAGCGGATATAAGAGAGGTTAAGGATACACAAGATAAATTAGAGAATCAATTAACAGATATTCAAAGGGGGACTCTATCTACACTTAAGAATGATATACTTAATAGATATTATGAGTGTGATGCTAAAGGCCATAGGACTGATTATGATTATCAAGCTGTTCATGATTCATATGAGTCATATATGAATTTAGGTGGTAATAGTTTTATATCAGACGTAATAGATAGGTTTGATAAATTACCAACTAAGGAAGAATGGGTAAAGAAACAGAAGACTAAAAGAACAAAAGCAAAGAAGATGGTAGAACCGGTTGAAGTTCAGATATAATATTGGTGAGCATTTAAAAAAATATAATTTATATATTATAGAAAATGGAATGGTAGAAATGGGTGATAATAATTATCTTCAGGAGATTTATTATCAAGAAAGACCAAGAACAAAGAAATTTAAAAAAAGTAGGGGAAAATATGAGTAAAGAATTAAAAAAAGTAGAATTAGGGAAAGTAAAAAAAGTAGAATTAGGGAAAGATGATTTTATATTAACACCTGAGGATTTGGGCTATTTAGAGATTGAAGAATTAGAAGAATATTTAGACACATTAACAGAAGCAGCTTCATCAATAACTTCAGCAGCTTATCCACCTATTATAACAAGGATAATAGAGTCAGCAAAAGTAGAACCATTTTATATTTTTTCAGTTACAGTAGATAATAAACATGTTGTTGAAGAATTAGATAAAAGATATAAAGAAAATAAACAAGAAATATTAAATGCTATTAAAGATTATAATACAAAAGTTTTTGATAATTTAGAATCCTTAGCAAATGATAAATTATATGTTAAAGTAAAGAATGGTAAATACTTTGATGAAAAAGAGAACATGGAAAAGATTCAAGGGCGTTCTTGGATTATAGGGGAAAGTATATTAGAAGCTGCGGGATTATTAGACACAATATTAACTGGTTATGGTATATTGCAAGAAGATGTTTTAACTTCTTATAAAAATAAAGATAAAACTCAAGTAGTTGATTATTCAGATATAGTAGACCCATTAAAAGGTGAGTATAATGAAGTAGAAGATAATATTTATTTTGACTATCGAGATTATGATGCTTGGGTAATAACTCCAGATAACTTTTTAAAGAAAGACACATTATCATCTAGTGAACAACAAAAACTAAATGATATCTTAGAAGGTTATTTAAAATTACCAGAAGTAGTTAAAGTTATACAACCACAAAAGGAAGTAAAGATGGAGGCAGCAAAAATATATAATCAAAAGTCAGCTGATGTTACTATAGAAGGTTTAAGATTACTGGTTGATTTATGGGAAACCCCCACACCCACAAGAACAATACAACATTGTGAAATTGTAGTATATAATGATTGGAAGTCTGGACAAGGATATCCAACATATAAAGGGAAGAGTGTATATTATAATCGCTCTTGGGAATCATTTGATTATGAGCTTGCGTTAATAGATACATTACAAAAGCTTGCAGAGGATTACAAGCAATTAGATAGTTCATTAGCATCTTTAAAGAATTATGCTAGATTAATTTATAAAACAATGAGATAAAGAATTAAAGAAAGGGAAAGTTAGATGGTAAGTAAGATTAAAGAGGCAGTAGGCGTAGTAAAGTCCTATAATAAAGAAAAGGGATACGGGTTTATTTCTTGTGATGATAATTTAGATGAAGACATTTATGTTCATTTTTCCGAGGTATTATCAGAGGAAAAGTCACTAATTCCCGGTGAAGAAGTAGAATTCAAATATAAAACTTATACTGATGAGGCTAAAGGGATAAAAGAAAAGCTAAGGGCCTACCAAGTTAGAAAGAAAGAATAAGGAGGGACTTATAAAGGAAGATGAAAAAGAAAGTCTTATTAGAGAATAAAACAAATGCTAATTTATTAGAGAGTTATATGCCAATAGCAAATAACAGCTCAGTAATTGGTTCGTTTAAAGTAAAAGGAATGATAGTTGAAGATACAATCTCCAAGAATAGAACTAAGTACCCTAAAGGTGCTTGGTTATCTGAAGGAGCTTTAGCAAAAGGGGGAAGGTTTATAGATAGAACAGGTAAATTAATTCCATCTAAGTTAATGGGTTCATTAGACCACCCGGATGATGGTCATGTAGAGATGAAGTTAAAAGAAGCTTGTGTAATATGGAATGATATTCAAAGAAACCCAGGTGGAACATGGGACGGAGAAGCTCATATCTTAAACAACGAGCATGGGAAAGCATTAAAGACAATTTTGGATTACGTTAAAGAATTTGGTGGTGGTGATATGATTGGAGTATCATCAAGGTCAGTAGGAAACGTAGAACAAAAAACGGATGAATATGGGAATTATTATGAATCAGTAATTCCAGGAACATTAGAGCTGAAGTCTTTTGACGTAGTATACGAGCCATCATTTGGAGGAGCACAAATTCTTCAAGAGTCTACTAAAGCTTTAGGAAAGCAAAAAGTATTATTTGAGAGTATTAGAGCATTAGGAGAAGAAGATGAAGAGCATAAAGAATATTATGATAATCTTGCGAAAGATTTAGAAAATAAATTTAGTAAGGAAGGGGAGAATATGAAAACAACAACTGATTTTATTAAAACTTGTCCTTTGTGTGGTAAGGAGTACAAAGGCTATCCAGCGATTTCAAGAGTAGATAACCAAACACCGATATGCCCTACTTGCGGAACCAGACAGGCTCTTGAGGGACTTGGTTTGAAACCTGACGAAATTGAAAAGATAATACTCGAAATTACAAAAGAATTTATTGTAGAAAATATTAATCAAGCTTTGCAATTTAATGGTTATGAATTAGACAAACAGGAATTAATATTATTAGATAAGGTGGTTGAAAAGCATTATGATGATATTGCTTGCTGGGGATATAAAGACTATCACTATTTCGCTAAATCAGTATCCTGGAAAAATTTTATATGTGCACTTGAACAATTTGACCTTATTGACCGAAACGATTTAGATTTTCTATCAGAGGTAATAACTAATTTAGAAGAAGCTTCTAAGATTGAGGAATTGACATCTATGTTAGAAGAGACAGCAAAAGAAGATTTGCCTGAAGGGGAAGAAGTATTAGAAGATATTACTGAAGAAGAGGCAGATAAAGCTAAGAAAGAAGACAAAGAAGATTCTAAGGAAGATGAAAAGACTGAAGAAAACGAAGAAACAGAAGAAGATGAGGATATTGAAGACAAGCCAAAGACAGTAGAAGAAAAGTTAGATGAAGTAATAGATATATTATTTATGCAAGGTGAGGAAATAACATCAATTAAAGGATTAGTAGAAGACTTAACAATGAACTATGATTTTAATGATGTTGATGAGATTGAAGTTGAAGAAGAGTTAGAAGATATTGATAATTTAGAAGACCAACCAGAAGATGAAGATTTTGAAGAAACAGAAGAAGCAGACAGTTTAGAGAGTATTTCTAGAGAAGAGCTTGAGTTATTATCTGATGAAGAATTGGAAGAAATTTTAGAATCCTTAGGGGAGTAATAAAATGGTGAAGAAGGTGGGAAATAAGATGGCGAAGAAATTAGTTTTATATTCAAATGATGATATAATTGAAATTTACGGTGGTCCTAAAGGGTTTCTTGAAGCCTGGGGTGAGCATGGGGAGTTAGAAGGTTTAACAGAAGAAGAGATTCAAGAAATTGCTGAAGAGTATCTTGAAGCAAACTATGAAGTAATTGAAGATATTTTATGGTATGATTGTGAAAGAGAATTAAAAGCAAAGAATGGTCGTGTTGTAGTTGGTGGGTATCAACACCATCACTATGCTGGCTATTTACCTCATTATGTAAATACAGATTTTTATATTTTAGAGGATAATGCTTTAAAAGCTGTTTATGATGAAAATGCAGATTTTGTAACTATTTATCAAGAAGGGGAAGCATTAAAAGTTGAAATAATTACGCATGATTATACACATATAAAAGAGATTAAATTATTAACAGACGAAGGAATTAAATTTATTAGGGATTTAAGTGAAGAATATCTATATCCAGGTTTTGAGGATTTAGAAATGTTGTTTAATAACTCTGAATATTCAAAAGATTTTTTTGATGAAGGTAGAGCTTTTCTTGCTGAAGCTAAAGAATTAGAAGATGAAGATGAGGATTTACTAGTAGAAGAGCTGAAACGAGAATTAAAAGAAATGTGTGAAAAAACAGACACTAGCATTTCTGGTATGGAGTATCTTATCAAGTATTACATGGAATCACTACATTGGACAGAAATTGAATCCATTACCTATGCAATAGGTTTATTCAAGAATGGAACAATACAACAAATTAAATCATTAAATTCAAATGATTTTCTTGCTGAAGCTAAAGAATTAGAAGATGAGGATGAGGATTTACTAGAAGAAGATGAAGAAGAAGGCGATGATGAAACAATCTATGATGACATCTCTGATGAAATGGATGAAGACGAAGAAGAAGATGACGAAGATTATGACGAATATGAAGATTTAGATGATGAAGATTATGATGAAGACGAAGATGAGGATGAAGACGAAGAAGAAGAGTTAGTAGAAGTTCCAGAAGACCAATGGGGAGAAGATTATGAAATAGACTATGAATCTTTCATTGATGTTAATGAGCAACAAGAAACATTATCATTTATAGAAACTGGTTATCTTTTGGATTTAAAAGACCCAGAAAATTTTAGTAATTTAAAAATAATTCCAGATGAGATGAAACGTTTTGATAGGCTTCATGCATATGGAACTAGAGACCAATGGTCATATAATGATACTGAAGAAGCTATAGCTGATGCTAAACAAATTGTTAATGAATTAGAGCCTTATGAATATATTGTAGTCTCAGTATTCCCAAGTTCTAAATTAAGGAAAGATACGAGTAGAAGATATATTGCACCAAAAGCATTTGAAGTAGATGGTATAAAATTTAAATACCCATATATGGCAGATTATTCAAATAAGGATAAAGTAACATTTTATGATATTGGGGATATTCCTAGAAGACAGAAGAGAGTTCAATATATAATTTATTCTTGTATGAATGATGGTCAAGGAAATATAATAGAGAACTTTATTTATAAGCAAAGACAGTATAAATCAAGACAATTGAGAAATCAGTAAACAATTTAATACATAATAAACCACTTATGTATTAGTAAGAAGTTATATATAATAAACAAAAGAGTTAATAGTTAAGTTATCTCGTTATAGTAGAGTTATAGTAGGGGGAGAAAAGAAAATTAAAAGAGGAGATGATTTAATAATATGACAAAAGAAAGAATTCGTGAAATTATCGCTGAACGTAAAGCTCAAAAAGCTAAGGAAGAAAGACTTCAAGCATTAAGAGAAGCAAGAGAAGCGAGGAATGTAAGAAACGATAAGCTTCAAGCATTAAGAGAAGCAAGACAAAATCAAGCTGTTAGACAACCTATTCAAAGAACAGCAAAAGTTCTTAATGAAAGAACATATGTTAAGAAACAAAAGACATTAGCAGAAGCAGTAGATGAAAAGATTAAGATGCTTGCTAATGGTGACGAACACGTTGAAAGAACTTATAGAGTATTAGCAGACAATATCGTAGGTTCATCACAATTAGGATTAGGGGAATCAGTATTAGAAGCTGATAAGAGATTAACAGAAGCAACACAAGCTAGTTCAGATGTATATGGAATGGGAACAAGATTAGGACTTGGAATCAATCAAATTAAAACATATTTTGATTTATTCTTTGGATATTTCCCAGACTTAATCACACCTAGATTAGCATCAGTTCAACCATTAAAAACACAAAATGGTGTAGTTCATATGTTCTCAGTAGTAGCGGGGAATAATGCAGTAGGAGTAGCAAAAGGAACAACACTAATTAGCCCATTTGAAATCAATATTAATAAAGACTATGTAACAAACGTAGCAAAATTACCAAAAGGTACACTTTCAAAAACAACTGCAAACGACGACACTTATACAACAACAATGGTTCCATGGCAACCAGCTATACCAAGAAGTTTATATATTAAGGGAGTAGACTTAACTTGGTCAAGTGATACAGCAGCAACAGGTAAACTTGGTCAAGTTAACATTGCAGTAGCAGTTACAGTAAGTACCTCTGAATATAAAGTAGTAGTAACAGGTAATGCTGCAGTTCCAGCTGAAATTGAAATGGCATACTACTATGATAATGTATTTGCACCAACAATGGTTCCAGAAATTGAAGGAGAATTAGTACCTTATGATGTTAAAGCAACTAATAAAGAAGTTAAGACTAATTACTCATTCACAGCTGGGTATGGATTCGAACAAACATTTGGATTCTCATTTGAAGAAAAGATTAGTGAAGCAGCAACATATATCTTAAAGAAAACAGTAGACTTAGAAGTAGTAGGAAAGATTATGGCAGCCGCTCCAAAGACTATTACATGGAACGCTTCACCAGCTAATACTGGGGGATTATACCCAGTTCACAAGATGTCATTAACAGATGCTTTTATTAAAGCAGCTAATGAAATCTTTGACAAATCAAAGAGAAAACGTGGTAATAAAGTAATCGTAGGAACAAACGTATTATCAATTGTTCAAAGCTTAGATGAATTTAAAGAAAATAGTAAAGCATTAGAAGCAGAAGGTGGATATTATGTAGGTGACTTAAAAGGAATGGAAATCATTGCAGTTCCAGAATTAGGTGCAGATGATTTCGCAGTTATTTACAAATCTAAGAAGGATGATTTTGATGCAGGTATCGTATTTGCACCATTTATTCCAGTAGTATCAACACCATCAGCAACACTAAGTGACTTCCTAGTTCACAAAGCATTCATGACTTCTTATGATGTAAAAGTTATTAACCCTAACTACTTCGTAAGAGGAAAAATGATTAACGATAGTTCAAAACCAATTTTCGCTTGGTCATAAGGATAGTTTAAATAAAATTTTGTATATTTAAGAAAGTCTTAGCTAAGGTTTAAATATATAAAGTAGAAAATTGAGAAGGGGTATAAAACCTCTTCTCAAGAATCTACAAATTTTAATTTGAAAATAAATACTTTATATGATAGACTTAAGGAGGAAGAAAATATGCCAAATGAAATAGATATAGCGTTTAAGAATAAACTACAAAACTATTTTCCAAGAGCTATTTGGACACCAACAGAATTGGCATATAATACAGCATATAACTTAGTAGATAATCCGACGTTAGTAATGGAATTTCCTTTTATTTCTGTTTATAGGCCAGACCCTCTTAAACCTAATGAAACACAAACATTTTCAGCTAGGAGGATAGGTTATCCTTATGCAAGTTCTTTGGAGATAGATAGTTCTACAGAGGATAAATTAGGTGTAAGGAAAGTTAATCATTATGCAAGATATATTGTAGCAGATTTAATTTATCAGATAGAGGTATATGCAAGAACACAAGAGGAAGTAGATACAATAATAAAAGAGTTGATGTTTGCTTTTAGTTTAGACCCAGTTCTTTATGTAGAACATTATGATTCAAGATTAAAAACAACTTTAAATCAAAGATATGAGATAGAGTATCATAATGGGCCAGTAGACCAAAGTGAATTTCAAGATAATGATAGGATATATCATCAAGCAATCGCTTATATAATTAAGAGTGCTAAATTATTTAATTATAAACCGATTTCTTCAATAAGTGAAGTCTTATTAGATTTAAGAGATAGCGAAAAGAATCCTGAATATTTAGTGGGTATTAAAGGTAATATTTATATAAAGAAACAGGAATTGACTGAAGGAGAATATTTAAATATAGCTGAACCAGGAGAAAATAAGGTTTATATAATAACTGATAAAAGTTATGTATACTTAAATAATAAGAAGTATGAAATAACAAAAGATAATCTTGTAATAATAGACAGAAGTAGTTTTAATAGTTTATCAGAAATAGAGGAAGATGTAATATATTTTTTAAGAAAAAATAATTAAAAGGAGTGGATTTTGAATAGATGAAAATTAAAGTTTTTAATGTCTCAAAGTATAATTTAGGAAAGCGAATTTTAAAATTAAGAAACGCTCCGGAGTATATAATGGAGGCACATCGTATAGGATTAACAAATGTAATTAACTCTTATTATCAATTAAAGAAGGGTAAGGTTCTAAATGAATCTTATATAATAGATGATAAGGATTTGGTTGAGATGCATGATTTATTTGTTAGTAGATTAAACGATGAAAATAAGGAAGAGAAAGAGTTAAAAAATATTTTGGAGGAAGCAAAGAAGAAGAACGATTTAGATTTTATGAAGTCATTTTATCAATATACAAATATGGATATTATAACTGGTAATAGGATTCCAAAGGGTGCTTCAAGATTTATTCTTCAAGATGTCATTTATGATTCAAGTAAAGACATGAAAAAATATTTTAGGAAATTGAAATAGGGGGATAAAATAGTATGTCAATTAGAATAAATATTTTGAACCAAAACTTGGATGCATTTCAAGTTATTAGTCAAAAGAGAGTTAAAGTCTTTATCCCGGATTTACCAACAGGTTATCAGATTACAGGTGAAGGGATTACATTTAGACCATTTGTTGAAGTAAAGACTATTACAGAATTAAATACATTGATTTCACCAACAGCCCCAGCCGGATATTCAACAGGTAATAAACTAGTTGCATATGATATGGTATATAATTCATTAGTAGCATTACTTAGTGAACCATCAATAGAATCATTATATTTAAGATTTAGTGGTGATAGTGGTAAGATTTGGAATGAAAGTGATGCAGAGGATGCATTACCTATTTTACCAGAAGTATATGGTTATCAATATATTTACATGTTATATAGTGGAGCTAAAGCAAAAGAATATGATGATGTTGATGGGAAACAAGTTTACGATAAATATGATAATTTTTATGAATATATCAATGGTAATCTAGCAGGAGCTTTAAACTATAAGAAAGAATATGATAATACATTACTATATTCAAATATATATGCTCCAAAATATATTGAAGGATTAGATGAAACAATAGATTGGAAAAAGGATATTAAGGAAAAGATAAAAGAATTTACTATTACTTATTTAAACGAAAACTTAACACCAGTTGAGAAAGCTAATTTAGCAAATACATTTTTAGGGAATGTTCGTTTAGAAGATAGTTTACATTTATTCTTTGTAAATTATTTTGAAGAAGGTAACTTATTACCGTCAGCAACAGTAGCTTTAATTAAGGCAGTAAGGTTATTAAGAGATGGTAAACCATACTTATCAATTGCTGGGCAAGAAAACTTAATTTGGAATGAGCAAAGCACAGGTGAAGTAGCAATTCAATTATCAAAGAAAGAGAATGATAAACTAAGAGAAATTGGAGTTAATGTATTAGAAACAAAGAGAAACATAGGAACATATTTTACTTCTTATAATACAGCAGCACAAATATTCCCAGATAAGAGAGCAAATGTAATCGCATTAAAATTGTATTTAAAGGAAGCATTTATATTATTTTTAGACCAATTTAGACAACAACCAAATATCGCAAAGACATGGAGAATAGTTGAGAACTCATTAAAAGTTGAGATGAATAAATTATTAAATGCTGGAGCAATCAATGCAGTTGGAGTAGATTGTGGACTTGGTTCAACAATGACAAGACAAGATATATTAGAAGGTCGTTTAATCGCAAGGGTGGTATATAGACCGATAATGTTGATTGATGATATTGCATTAAATATTGTAGTAACAACAGAAGAAGTAAATGTATATTTTGATACTAACTTAGGGATAGGAGGTAGTGTATAATGTTTGAAGGGAATGGAAAAGGACTTTCTTCAAGAATATTAGCAAGACTTGGGGGATTAGGAGATATTAGAAGAGATAATAACTTTATATTAGTTATTCATGATTTAATGGAAGATAATGAATTAGAGTTAATTATTGAAAAGGTTCCAGCTCCAAGGGAAACAACACAGAAGATTGAATTACGTAGGGGAAATGATGTAATCAACTTCCCGGGTGGTATTACTCATAACCTTGGAACTATCACAGTATTAGACGTATTAAACCCAGATGAGATTGATAAGCTTTGGACTTGGTGGAGAAGCGTTTATAATCCAACAACAGGACAAATTTATAAAGCTTCAAACTTTAAAAAGAATGGGACTATTTATGAATATGCAAGTGATGGAACATGTTTAAGAATGTGGAATTTAGAGGGTTTATTCCCATTGGGTTCACCACAACATGGTGACTTTGATGCTTCAAGTAGTGGTTCTTTAAAGAGAGTTAATTTAGAGCTTTCAGTAGATGCATGTGATATTAGACCAGTATATGAAGGATTTAAGAATGTAGCTGATATTTCACAACTTAGGTTAACTGATGAGGATTCATATGATGCAGGAATTGTTTTATATGGGGGTAATGTAGATTCATACTTTATTAAATTAAAGGAAGCACAATTTAGACAATTAAGACAATTGATTAGTATATGTGAAAGGGATATAAAAGAATTAACACATAGCTCAAGCCCAAATTATAGATATTATGCTGCTTCTTTAACAACTGCTAAGAGAATTACTGAAGCTGATAAATTAACAACAATCACAGCTGCATTAGATGATTTATCTAGATGGTATTCAGTTATGTCATTATAGGTAGAGGGTGTGACACCATAATAAAAGAAATTAAGTTAAGTTAAGTTTAATAACTTAATAACTAACTCGTAACTCGGGTATTATTTAACAATGTGAATAGGATAACTTCTTAGCAGATATTGTTAAGTAATACCCTTGTTTTGTAGTTATAAATAAAAATAAGAAATTATATTTAAAATGATAAAAAAGCTGTCAAATTTGACATATAAGAGACTTTAATATTATACCCAATATTTAATCATGGGTAATAAATTAAAAAGCTTTAAAAGTTAAATTTGGTGTATAGAAAGGAAAGTTAGATGAGAAAAGTAATAAGTTTAAAGTTACCAAGTTTAGGGCAGATGGAAGGGATACCAGAAGAGATTAAATTATATGCAGCTACTGGGAAAGAAATTTCAGCTTTAATATCGTCTTTTACAGATGCATCAATTGAATGGGTAATAAACCAATTAACAGAGCCGAAGTTAAATCCAGATTTATTATGTGATGAGGATAAAGCATATATCTTAATGAAGATAAGGGAAATTACATATCTACCATTTTTAGAAATGCATTTATGTTGCCCTTTTTGTGGGGAAGTTTATGATTATCAAATAGATTTTAATATATTGAAAGTTAATTATTTGGAAGATGGTTTTTTAACCGAAGAAAAGCAAATAGGTGAAAATAGTTATTTATTCCAATTACCAGTTAAGAAAGACTATAAAGAAAGGGAAGAATATATTAAAAAGAATGGTGAAGATATAAAGCAAGCTGGGACATTGTTTTTAGCAACAAAGATAAAAACAGTCAATAAGAGAGCGTTATCTTTTTTTGATAAGGTTTTATTTATTGAAAGTCTTCCAGGGCAAGACGTAGTAGAATTATTAAAGCTAGTAAGTCCTGAATTTGGACAAGAGAGAACATTTGATGTAGTATGTAAGAATAAGAAATGTAAACGAAGTTTCAAGGGGGTGATTGGCTTAGACGCCGACTTGTTTCGTTAACATGTTATTATTATACTTAGCAAAAGATTTAGAAAGTTTAAAATCATTGCAACCAAAAGATATACAAGCATTAGAGGATTTAGCAGTATATGAGTTAAACTCATTATTAGAGAAACAATTTTATTTATCATATTTTGTGAATGTATCAAAAGAATCAACAGATAATATGACACCAATAGAATTGGATAGATGGGTAGAGTTATTGAAGAAGCAGAAGGAATTAGAGAATAGTCAAGTAGAATAATAAGAGGGGATAAATAAATGGCGAAGAAGGATTATTATAGAAAAGAAGAGAGAACAACACCACAAGTATCAACTTCTAGAAATACAACTTTATACTCAAGAAAAGCAAAGACTAATAAAGATTTATCAATTGCTTTAGGTATGGGTCAAGGTCCTGCTTTATCAGATGAAGGTCTTAGAAAAAGAATAAGTGAATTAAAAATAACTCAAGAGTCATATGATAAAATAGTTCTATTCTTAAAGTCAGCAATTAAGAATCAAAAAGAATTTAATGAAACAGTAGAGTATTTTAATGATTTGTTATATTTTAGTGAGAATGTTGACGTTAATCTTTTAAATAATCTTCAAAAGAAAAAAGAATTAAAAGAAAAAGAACTTAAGCTACAAAGTGACTTAAATAAACTAGTTAAAGAATTAGGTGTAGAGTATAAGAAGCTTGTATCTTATAATCAGGATATCTATAAGATTTCACACGATTTACAATTAGAGTCAAATATTACATGGAAGCAGTTCTCCCAAATATATAGTGAAGCATATAAGAATGCTCGTTTAATGAATGACCAAATAGGTAAGAGTTTACATACAAGTAAAGAATTGATAGCAACAGTAAGCCAATTATCTAAAGATGGTTGGAAAGATATAGACTCTTCAACATTAGTAAATATCTCTTCATCAGTATTAACACTAACAAGAACATTGGGGGTATTTCCAGCTGAGCTTAATGATACATTTAGACAAGCATATAGACAATTTGGTGATAATACTGATAGATTTATAACTACATTGGGTGATAGATTAAATGCTTTTAGTAAAACCTTTGGTATATCAGTAGGAATGCTTAGCTCAGTAGTAGCTGAAATGTCTGAGGCTACTTCCTTCTTATTAAGAAATAATATGGAAGCACAACTAAAAGCCAATGCAAGTATAATGCAAGCAACAGCGTTAGCTGGAAGAGTAGGCTTAACATCAGGAACATTTATAGCTGATTTAGCGCAAACAGCTCAACTAGGAACTGCTGAGCAGATGGCTAAGATATATCAAGGTGGAGCATTATTACAAGGGTTTAATACTGATGTATTTAGGGAACAATTGAGAGCACAAAATTATGATGAAGCAATTAAGGGATTATTTGCATCTATTAGTCAAACAATAAATGCAACACAAGAGCCTTATTTAAGAGCAGAGTATATTCAAAGAATTGGTGGAGCATTTGGATTATCCCAAGATGAGTTATTAAGAATAGCAACACATGGTGATAAATTAGAAGAATATGACCAAGATTTAAAAGACAAATTATTAAAGTCAACAGATTCAATGTTAGAAGAGTTGAAAGATTATAAAGTAGCTTGGGCTGACCGTTGGGATGCTTGGTTATCTAATACAGGTCTTTCAGAAATTATAGGTAAAACATATAATGAATTGGGACTTTATGGTTTGGGTGATAAATTAACACAGTTGACTAATATTACAAAATTAATATTAGCAGTAATTTCAATGCCTAAATTAAAAGGCGGAATATTTGGTCAAGATGCTAATGCAATGGGAGTATTACAAAAACTATATGGAGTAGATACTAATAGAGCAGCAATTGGAAAAGGACTAGGGACAGTAGCAGGATTAGGAATAGCAGCTTATAGTAATTATAAAATAGGTTCTGTCTTATCAAATCCTTATGCTTCTCAAAGTGATAGAGTATCCACAGGAATCGGGGGGACATTAGCTAGCGCCGGTGGTGGAGCATTAATTGGGGGTAAATTTGGGGGTGTTCCCGGAGCTATAATAGGTGGAGTAATTGGAGCAGGAGTTGGAATTGCTAATTCAGTAATTTCAGATAGTAAACGTCAAGAGGCTATAACAGCAATCAATAAAGATATGGAAGAGACTAGATTATCAAGAACAAGACAACAAGTTGCTTCAACAAACCCTATTATAAATGCAATAGAAGATTTAAAAAATACAATGGTGGAAGTAGTTTATGATAACACAGATAAGACAATTGCAAATGAAAATATAAATAGAGCTATAGATATAAATGAAAGAGCAAGATTAGCTATATATAGTGGGAAATAAAAATTATTAAGAATTTAAACTATTAAAGGAGAAAGTATGCCAGAAGAATTAAGAGTAGTAGATAATAAAACTTATATAGAATTAAAGTATGACCAAAGAGATTTGGATAACTTTAAACCTTATTCTTATAATCAAAAGAAGATTAAGATAAAGAATGAGGACCCCTTTAAAGATGGTATTCTTTTATATTTAGCAAATTTAAACACTATAGAGGATGATGGGATAGGAGGTTCTAGGAAAACATTTAAAAATGAAATCTCATTACATTTAATGCCAGATTCAATATCAGAGATATATACATATAATGTGGTTTCCCAATCACCATATGCTTCAATGAGACCTTATTATTTTTATACATCTGGTAGTGAAAAACAAATTAGTTTTACATTTCAATTACATACAGATATGTTAGATACGATTGGAAGAAAAGAAGGTCATTATTTTGGTAGTGATATAATTTATAAGGATTTAGATATTGATTATGGTGGATATAAAGAATTATATACAATGCTTCAAAATTATCCAGTAATTAACATGATTCTTAATATGTCAAGACCAATATATAAATATAACAATAATAACCCGGAATTATATGAGCCCTTAGTATATTTCCAATTAGGTAATCAATTTGCAGGAATAGGTTATTTAAACTCAAGCTTTAAATTTTCAAAACCATATGATGTAGAGACAGGGACATATAAGATGATAACTATTTCAATGACTATAACATATATGGAAGAATTTGATATTTATAGTCAATATCAAGCTGACTTAATGACAATGGGAGAAAAGGAATCTTGGTATAGGATTTCTTATACTGATGAAAACGTAGGGTATGCAAATCAGATATCAGAAATTGCTAAGAATTTGGGTGTTATTAAATTAGAGGAAACACCAGAATCAAGATTAAGGGATAGTATGGTTGTTGATAACTTTTTAATAAATTATTTCGAAAAAGGTAATGTAGTTCAAAATGTTATGTCATCAGAAAGATTACAAAAACTATTTAATGTAGAAAATATATTAGTTGACTTTGGACAATATTCAACAAATAGTTATATGTCGGAAATATTATCAGATTATAAGAACATAATTCAGGATAAAATATTAAATCTAGAGAATTCATTTAGGTTAACTGATGAGAATTTACCCGAAAAATATTATTTTGTGGATTCATCGGTATCAAATTTTTATTTAGATTTATATAAGTTGATTATAGAATATTTGAATATAATTGCTGGTTTAATTATTTATGAGGAACCTAGTAAAAGGAAAGAAAGGTTAGAAAAAGTATTGAGTGAATTAAAAATATTAGAAACAAAACTAATAAGTGGAAGTTCACTGAAGACATATTTATATGATAACCCTGAATCAAGTATTGGTAAGAGGACTTTTAAAAGTGATATAGTTTTAAGACATTCATTAGATAATATAATCTCATCACTAAAAAACCAAATGCTTGGGGAAACAATTCAAGATAATATATGTTCAAGGGATAGTCAAATTGAATTAGAGTATACTTTTGATTTGGATAAACTTAGAAGATTTTACAATTTTATGACAACAACAAAGACAGGGAATTTTTATAAAACTAATCAAGAATTCCTAAATCATATTAAGTTAGAGACTCAAGGACAAGAGGATAATGTTATTATAATTACTGACTTAAACGGTAGAAAATTTCATTTAGCTTTAGATGAAGATATAGAATTAAAAGTAAATACAAAAAGATTATTATTTTCTGGTAATATTTCTATATCAGATGACGATTTATATGAATTACAATTTTATGGGAATGATAAATGGGCTTATACAAGATATATAAAAATAAATAGTGCATTAAACCATATAAAGATGTTGGTAGGAAAACAAACAACGTATCCAAATAATGAATTATTTTTTATAGATAGAGGTAAATCAAATAAGGTTGGTAATTCTGAGTGGGTAGCAGGATTACCAGGTGAGAAGACAAAGAATATTTGTTTAGCATTATATCTTTTTATTTTAATTGATTATTTTTATTTCGATGAAGAGGATTATAATGATTTTCCAGAGGAATTTATATATCAAATTTACGAAGCAGCATATGAAGGAAACTTAAATAAACCGAATTATTTAAATAAAGCATTTAGTAGAAAAGTTGTTTTAAATGATAGGTGGTTACAATATACTAGTCACCCGGATCTTGATAAGTTTTTTTCTAGTTATTTGTCAAACTTTAGTAATACAACATCAGATAATCATTATTATTATAGAATTATCCCCGATGAAGAGCAAAGAGAAGTATTTAATTTAATTCATGATTTAAAAGATAGAATAAATTTAGCTTTACAAATTTATACAAATATCTATACAACCGGGGGTGTGACATCGTAATATGGCAAGAATATATTTATTTGAAGTAGAAGATACTAGAGGGAAGATTCAACTAGTAGAATATAACACTCAAACAGGATTAACAAAAATAGTTAATAGAACTGGTGAACAAACTATTAACCCTAAAGATGTAGGTATTACTACTGAAATACAAAACCAACTTATAGTTAAATATGATATAGAAGATTATTTAAGAAATAATTATTTGAGATATAATAAGATTATAGAATGGGATGATACATGGACTAAATATACACCATTGAGTGAAAGACCTAATGCATATAGGGATAGACATAGACTTGATTCAATACCGCTTCAATCAAAGTTAATTCAATCTCTTATTGATAAACAAAATATAGATGATAATTTATATATTTATTTCTTAGTTGGATATAAAGATAATAATGGACAATTTCAACCAATCAAAAATTTCTTTAATGAACAAGGGAATATAAACTCTAAGAGTGGTTCTGGTTCTAATACATTTGATGGGGAAATAATGATACCAATGATACCAGATGAAATGGGGTATAATTATTCAGCTAATTTTTCTTCACAACCAGTATTAGGTAGAGTATCCCCATTACATTTTTATAGTAGTGGTA